GCAAAAGCAATATCAGATAGATCTGGTATGGAGTTTCCATTTAATGAAATGGTTAGAGAATGGAATGGATCTTTTGTGCATATATCTGAGTTTGAACCAAAACAACCACAATTAGAACCAAAACCTATGAATGGTGATTCAATATCTTTGCGTAATGTTAGACCAGATAGAGTAGAAAATGCAGTTCCATATTCTATTCCAGAAAATGGTTTTGAAACTGTTTCATCTGGTTCGAGTATAATAAATGTAACTGCACCAGGTCATGGTTTAACAAATGGAACAACATACAGATTTAGAGGACCATCAGCTTTAGTCACTGGTGGTGGCGGAACTTTTCAATACAATAACCCCGCAGATTTTGATGGAATTACAGGAGCTAATATTGCAAAAGCAGCTGGTTATGCAATTACTACAGGTCAATATAAAGATGGTGCAAGAGTTACAACAGATTATTCAATTGCAAATTTTTTTCATTTTACAGTTGACACAGATACTGCTACAAATGGTAGTATTAAGGGAGGAGGATCTGGTTGTTCAGTAGGACCAGTTACATTAAGCGCATGATTAAAAAAATAAAAAATTTTATTTGTAAAATATTAGGCATTAAAGAATGTAAATGTTCAGACAAAGACGAGGTTGGACAAAAAGGGTTTCCAATAATAAATGAAACCGCAAAACAAAAAAAGATACGTTTAAAACATAAAGGAGCATCAGAGTAATGGCTGGTTTAAGTGCATCAGGTTTAAAAACACAAATAAGAAGTTATACTGAAACAGACTCAAATGTTTTATCTGATTCTGTTTTAGAAAATATTATATTAAATGCACAATACAGAATTTTTAGAGATGTGCCTATTGATGCTGATAGAAAACAACAAACAGGTAACTTAGTTACAGGTCAAGAAACTATTAATGCTCCAGCAGGAGCTGTTTTTATTAGAGGTATACAAGTTTATGATTCAACATCAGCTACGACCGGAGCTAACGTTTGGTTAGAAAAAAAAGATGTTACATACCTTCAAGAATATATTTCTTCAACAGAATCAGCTAAAAGAGGACAACCTAAATATTATGCTATGTTTGGTGGTGCTACAGGAGAGTCTGATACCACATCTGGACGAATGATGTTTGGACCAGTGCCTGATACTACTTACAAATTTAGAGTTCATTATAACGCTGCACCAGCTTTATTAGAAAATGATGACACTAATTATATCAGTCTTAACTTCCCAAATGGGTTGTTATACTGCTGTCTATCGGAGACATATGGTTTTTTAAAAGGTCCAATAGATATGTTGACACTATACGAAAATAAGTATAAACAAGAGGTACAAAAGTTTGCTAATGAGCAAGTTGGTAGAAGACGAAGAGACGACTACACTGATGGCGCTGTTCGTATTCCAGTGACCTCGGCAAACCCATAGGAGAAAAATTATGGCAATAACATCGGCAATTTGCACAAGTTTTAAACAAGAGCTTTTGGTTGGTACACACAACTTTACAGCAACAACTGGAAACACTTTTAAAATCGCTTTGTTTACAAGTTCTGCATCATTAGGTGCTTCGACTACAGCTTATTCAACATCAAACGAAATTACAAATTCTTCAGGAACTGCATACACTGCAGGTGGGGCAACACTAACAAGTGTAACGCCAACAACAGATAGTACAACAGCTGTTTGTGATTTTGCAGATGTAAGTTATACTTCAGCATCATTCACAGCTAACGGTGCATTAATATATAACGATACTCAGTCTGACAAAGCAGTGGCTGTAATAGCTTTCGGTAGTGACAAAACTGTAACAAGTGGAACTTTTACTATTCAATTTCCAACAGCAGACGCAACAAACGCAATCATAAGATTAGCATAAGGAGGTCTTCCTTATGGCATCAACCTGGGGCACAAATACTTGGGGCTCTAACGAGTGGCAAGATGATGTTATTACCGTTTCTTTATCTTCACCTGGAGCAACAACAGCATTAGGAACATCACAATCTTTTAACGTTGAAGGTTGGGGTAGACAACAATGGAGTAACTCTGGTTGGGGAGTTGAGTATTCTGTTGAGCCTACAGGTTTATCTATTACTTCTTCACAAGGAACTGCAACAGGAACACCGATAACAATAGCTTCATTAACAGGAGTTTCGGCAACAGTTTCTGTTGGAGCAGCAACAGGTGCTGATGTAGTTGGTGTATCAGGTTTATCAATAACTTCTGCGATAGGAGAATTATCAAACGTTGGAACACTTGTAGGTTGGGGTAGAAATGGTTGGAGTGAGGAACCTTATGGAGACTCGGTTAACAAAGTTGTAGTTCTTGTTAATGGAGAACAAGTAACTTCAGCTGTAGGATCAATTAGTCCAGCGGATGTAATGGGATTAACAGGAGTTTCTTCAACTTCTAGTGTTGGATCCCCTACAATAATAGGTAGTGTTGCTTTTAATTTAACAGGAGTTTCTGCTACAGCTAATGTAGGTTCTCCTGAAATTGCTAGTAGTCCACTCGTAACTCTATCAGGAATTTCCGCAACAACTTCTGTAGGATCAATAACTCCTGCAGATGTAATGGGATTAACAGGAGTTTCTGCTACAGCATCAACTGGTAGTATTGAAATTGATTCAAGTCCTATTGTAATTCCAACAGGCCAATCAGCAACAACTTCTTTAGGATCAATATCACCTGCAGATGTAATGGGATTAACAGGAGTTTCTGCTACAGTTTCTGTTGGTTCTTTAAGTCCACCTGTTGTTATGGGATTAACAGGAATTTCTGCAACATCTTCTGTAGGAGAGTTATTTTTTCAAGCATATGAAAATGTTGACACCGGGTCTAATACGTCGTATACAAGTGTTGCAACTGGATCAAATACAAGTTATAGTGACGCTGCATAGGAGATAAAATATGGCTTCAACATACACCCCTCTGGGTATAGAAAAACAAGCAACTGGTGAAAACGCGGGAACTTGGGGAACAAAAACAAACACTAATTTAGAAATCGTAGAACAGGCTATTGGTGGTACTGCTTCACAGGCTGTATCAGACTCTGGAGATACAACTCTTTCAGTCACTGATGGTGGAACAGGTGCAACTCTTGCACATAGAGTTATAGAATTTACTGGAACATTAACTGCATCTAGAAATGTTACAATACCTTTAGATGTTCAACAACTTTATCTTATAAAAAACGGAACTTCTGGATCACAAAACGTAGTATTTAAATATGTTAGTGGAACAGGAACTTCAGCCACAGTTGCAAATGGTAAAACAATATTAGCCTATGCAAAAGCTGATGATGGCACAAATCCAAATATAGTTTCTGTTGAATTTGGTGGAGATGTTGTAGACGATACATCACCACAATTAGGTGGAGACTTAGATGTTAATGGAAATGATATTGTATCAACTTCAAATGCAGACATAGATATAATTCCAAATGGAACTGGAGATGTGGTTCTTGCAGCTGATACAGTAAAAGTTGGAGATTCTGGTGCAGCGGCTACCCTAACTTCAAATGGAGCTGGAGCATTAACTGTAACAACAGGAGGTGCAGCAGATTTAGTTTTAAACACAAATAGTGGAACAAATGCAGGAACTGTTACTCTTACAGATGCAGCAAATGGAGATATAACTATAGCTCCAAATGGCACTGGTAGAACAAAAGTAACTAATGCATCACCAGGAACTAGTTCTACTCAAATTGTAACCACTGATGGAAAAGGTATTGTCTTTTCCATGGTTTTCGGGTATTAATCTAAAAGGAGAATAAAATATGGCAACACCGAATCTTGTAAACATAGCAACAATCACACCTAAAAATGCTATGGGTAGTTTATCTGATACAAACAGAACTACTATGATTGATGTCCCTGCAGAAACTGCAGTGAGAATTGATACAATATTATTAGCAAACATTGATGGAACTAGCGCTGTTGATGCAACAGTAGAAATTAGTAATGACAATGGTTCAACTTATTATAAAATTGCAAGTACAATTTCTATACCTGCAGATTCATCATTAGATTTAATTTCAAGACCTATTTACTTAGATGAAACTGATTTAATTGCTGTTACAGCTGGAGCTGCTAACGATTTAGCTTTTCACGTTTCCTATGTAGAAATGGTAGATTAATAATTAAGGAGAAAAAATAAATGCCAAGAATAATTAAACCTGCAAAAGGAGCTTTTACAACAGCAGATATTACAGTAGATTCTTCTGGAAGAGTTATAGCTGCTTCCACTGGAACTGCAGCTGGAAAACAATTAGAATGTGCGGTTGCAACTGTAGATCCTGGAACATACACTGTAAACCCTAACGCTACAAAAGCTATGGTATATATTTCTGCTGGAGGCGGTGGCGGATCAGGTATGGCACAAGAAGGATCTAAGCCTGGAGGCGGTGGCGCATACGGAACATTGTTTATGCCAGTGTCTGCACCAGAATCGTTTGCTTTCAATGTTGGAGAGGGTGGACCTGGTGGAAATCAAATGCAAGGATCATCACAACCTGGTACAGCTGGTCAATCTAGTAATTTTGGATCTCCAACTATTATTAGTTGTAGCGCCGGCGGGGGCGGAAGAGGAGGACCAAATCCTCTACATCAAACTGGAGCCGATGGATCATTTAACACTCCGGGAGTTCCAAATATTCCTGGAGCGGTAGCTACGGATTATACGGACCCATCAAACTCTCCAAAAGGAGCTCAAGCATCTAGATTCTTTAAACAAAAAATTGGTCCAGAAGATAGCAACTTAAACAGATTTGGACACGAAGGATCTGGCGGAACTCAAGGACAGTCTGGAGGACAAGGTGCATGTTATGTTTTTGAGGATACGTTATAATGGGGTACGCTTGGATTAATTCTAATAATGATGTTTTTAAAGCATTCTTAAGTGCAGAAGACGAAGCTCTTTTTAATAGTGGAATAAATGATTGCACAAAAGTAGAAATTGCAACATCTGATATAGAAAAAGTTTTTAATGATAAGGCAAAGTTTAGTGTAAGTGATGGTTCAGTTACCGTAACCAACATAGATCCAGCTATTGAACACAATGCATTTATGTATACTTCAAAAAAAGAAGCACTTCTTGAAGTGCTTAACAAAAAATTAAATTCTAATTTAGTTTCAAACCCATTAGCAAGTGATTTAGAAGAATTTAATGCTTTTTTAATTGAACAAGTAGACATTCCTTCTTTAACCATTGATAAAGATGTGTCATTTAGAGAGTATATTATGTCTGTAAATAACAATAAATATTGGGATCCCCTTCAATTTTAAGTTGACATTTTTTAATTAGGAATTTATACTTTTTAAAATTGAAAGGTATAATGTTTGAAAATATAATAGAATTTTCTGCTGAAGCAGGGTACATTAAAAAAGAAAAAGAAGTTTTTCCTATACCAGCAAGTCAAAACATACCAGATTGGTTTAAAAAATTAAAACACAAACACGACCACCCAACTATAAAAGGTTGTATTCCTTTTTTAGACACGTTAACTGCGGGATATATATTAAAATTGCCTCAAGATTATCATATAACCTGTAACAATAAAGTAGAAAGAATAAACGAAAAAGGAGAAAAAGAAATAATAAGAGATGATGGACAAAGATTTCCATTTGATGATCGTTTAACTACAGTAAATTTAAACCGAGGATCTAATTGGGAAGTTCAAAAAAAATATCAAATAGAAGGATCTCCAATAATTAAAAAAAATAATAATATGAAGTTTATTTTAAAAATAATAAATCCTTGGTACATTAAAACACCACCAGGATATTCTTGTTTATTTGTGCCACCTTTAAACAATGAAAAGGAAGATAGATTTCATATAATGCCTGGAATAGTGGATACAGATTCTTATGAAATACCTATTAACTTTCCATTTGTCATTAATGGTGATAAATATAAGTCTTTAAATGATGTGATTCCCAAAGGAACACCGTATGTTCAAGTCATACCTTTTAAAAGAAATAATTGGAAAATGAAAATTAAAAGTAAAAATGAAGAAGATGCTAAATGGTCTATAGGTATGTGGAGAACTAGATTCATACATAACTATAAAATAAAGACTTGGAGTAAAAAATCATGGAAATAAAAGAATACGTTAAAATATATGATAATTGTATTCCATATGAATCTTTATCAAAATTTATAAAATGGATTAATACTATAGAGTTTCAAGACGCAACCGTAATAGGTTTTGATCAAAATCAAAAAAGCATTGCAGTTTTAAACAAAGACAAAAGAAGTGTTAAAGAACACGGTCTATTTTTTACCAGTAAATCTATGACAAATGTCAATTGGTTTAATTATTTAACAGAAACTTTTGAAAAAAAAATTGGCCAATATTATAAAAATTTTAAACATGCACCACACGTTAGAAACATACAAAGTATGAGCATATTAAAATATGAAAAAAATGATCACTATGTTTGGCACACCGATGATTCGGTTGCAGCGAGAAGAACGTTAAGTTTAATTTTTCTCTTAAACAATGATTATGAAGGTGGTGAATTATTGTTTGGTGATACCATCACTGAAGAAGAGGTCTATAGAGTTGCAGTTAAACCAAACAGATTAATAGTTTGGCCTAGTAGTTTTATTTTTCCACATAAAGTATTACCTGTTAAGAAAGGAGTTAGATATTCCGTAGTGTCATGGTTGGTTTAAGAAAAATTAAATATAAAAAAGTAAAAAATTTTTTAACTGAAGATGAAGTTAAATTATTAAAAGGATACTGTACTATAAGAAGTAGGCTAAGAAATAATAATTTTCAAGAAGAAAAAAGACACGAAAATTGTTTTTATGGAGATCCTATAATGGAGTCTTTAATGGTTAGTAAAGGTCCTAAAGTAGAAAAATTAACGGGGCTAAAATTGTTGCCTACTTATAGTTATTGGAGAATGTACATCTATGGTTCAGAATTAAAACCACATAAAGATCGTCCGTCGTGTGAAGTATCCGTAACTGTTTGCATTGATAAAGACAAAAAAGATTGGCCCATATATATGGACGACAGTGAAATAAATTTAAATCCTGGCGACGCAGTAATATATTTAGGACGTGAAGTAAAACATTGGAGAAATGAATTAAAGGGAGATTTTCAATCTCAAGTTTTTTTACATTACGTAGATCAAAATGGAGAGTTCACTGAACACTATAAAGATAAAAGAACAATACTTGGAATGAGGTAAGGAAATTAATATGAAATTTGTTCCGTACGAAGATGGTAGTTTTGACATTTACTTTAATAAAGTTGATAGAGAAATAATTAATAAAAAAGGCATTATACAAATAGACAACTCTGTTTCAAATTTAATGGCAGACGTTATGATAAATACCGCAGTTCAAATAAAAAAATACCATACGACCGGTGACATGAAAAAAGATTTTATACCAAGAAGTGAAAAAGATAACGAATATGATTTTTTAGATAAAAAAACAAAAATGAAAACAATTAAAATTGGAAAAAAATATTTTTTTGTAGGAGTTATTGATGATTGAAATAGAAAAACAAGTAGAAAAAAGAATACAATACCCCGTTCATTTTTATCAAATGACATTACAAATAGAAGATAAAGATTTAAAATATTTAATATCTAAAATTGATGAAAACTTAAAATACACTAATAAATGGAGTTATGCTACAAACGTAAAAGGAGATATGACACATTGGACTTTTTTTAATAACGATCCTGTTTTTGAAAAATATTTTTTAAAAGGGTTCGGTGCATTAGACGAACAAAATTGTGCGGTATCTGTTATTATGAAAGAGTCGTGGGGAATTAGAATTAAAAAAGGAGATTTTACTAAATATCACGACCACATTCCTTCTTATGTATCTGGTATTTTATATTTGTCTAAATCAGATCAATTTTTAAACTTCCCACAAATAAATGTTAAAACTAAACCGGATGTTGGAAAATTTATGGTGTGGACAGGTCTTTTAAGACACGGAACTGATGAAAAAAATAATTCTGATGTAAAATATGCAATTCCTTTTAATTGTTTAGAACCTAAAGCATGGGATCATGGAAATTAAAGTTATAGATAATTTTATAAAAGACGAAACTTTATTTGAAATATTGCAAAACCATTTTGCACACGAAATGCCTCATTATTATGTAGGCCATTCTAAAAATAAAAGCGAAGGTTTATTTTATAAAAGTGACTTAGATCCAATGGATGTTTTGTCACAATATATTTTAAGTTTAGCTCACAAGATAGTTAAAAAAAATTTTAAAGTTATAAGAATGTATTTAAATATACACCATAAAGAAATGCCAGGTAGCTGGCATTTAGACGATGGTGACGGCACTAATGTTACTTGTCTTTTAATGGTGCAAGGATCTGGATCTTTTGAAATAAGACGTGAAACAATTGTTGATTTTGTTCCAAATAGATTTATTGTTTTTGATGCATCAAAAGAACATAGGGGTAATGCACCAGATAAAGAAACTCCTAGAATTACATTAGCTATTAAAATAAAAGTTGATGATAATTGATATTTTTAAAACATCTGTATATAAAATTTTAATTAATGATCCACAATTTAATAAATTAATTTTAGAGGAATTGTATAATCCAAAATATGAAAGTTTTAATAGGTCAAATCAAGGTGGTATGCAAATTCACCCAGATAAAGGCACAGAGCTAGAGCTAACTTTACAGAAACATTTAATAAACTATATTCCTGATTATATTACAGGTTTAGATTATAAAAACATATTTAAGGGTTTTATAATTGACAGTTTTTGGATTAATGAAAATAAAAAACATAATTACAATCACAGGCATATGCATCCAGATTCTCATATATCGGGTGTATATTATTGCAAAGTCCCTGAAAAATCAGGCAGGCTGTTTTTTGAGGATATTTATTCAGACCATAAAAATTTATGTAGAGGAAACTTAAAAGCACCACTTTTTGAAACAACACACTTAATTACGCCTGAAGAAAGAGCGTTGTTGCTTTTTCCATCTTGGCTTCATCATCACGTAGAACCTAGCGAAACAAACGAGCCTAGGGTTTCTCTTTCTTTTAACATACGTTTTTTTTAATAGGTAAAATTTTCTTTTAAAAAGGTAAATACTTGATATACTATGTTAAATTTATGGTATAAAGGTCTACTATGCTACAAAAAATAGGATTTCAGCCAGGTATAAACAAACAAGTATCAGCAACCACAGCAGAAGGTCAATGGGTGGATTGTGATAATGTTAGATTTAGATACGGCACACCTGAAAAAATAGGTGGTTGGAAACAACTAGGCACAGATGATTTAACAGGAGCTGCTAGAGGTTTACATCACTATGTTAATAGTTTAGGTAGAAAATATGCTATTATAGGAACTAATAGAATTTTATACGCTTTTTCCGGAGGTGTATTTTATGACATACATCCTATTAAAACTACAACAACGCTTACAAGTGCATTCAGCACGACCAACGGATCACCAACTGTAACATTAACTTTTTCTAGCGCACATAACATTTCTGCGGGTGAGATACTTTTATTAGATAATTTTACTACAATTACAGGATCTGATTTTGGTGCATCTGATTTTGATGATAAAAAATTTATGGTAACGACTGTACCAACAACTACTACTCTTACAATTACAATGCCATCAAACGAGTCAGGATCTGGTGCTACAACATCAGGTGGTATCAGAGTACAACATTATTATCCTGTTGGACCAGCTGTGCAAGCAAAAGGTTTTGGATGGGGATTAGGATCTTGGGGTGGAGAAGAACCTGGTGCAACTACAACTACTTTAAATGGTGCTATTAATGCTTCAACAACAACTATTGTATTAACAGATGCATCACAGTTTCCTAATTCAGGAACTAATTTTATTAAAATAGGAACTGAGGAAATGTCTTACACAGGTATTTCAACAAACACTTTAACAGGTGTAACAAGAGGAGTTAGAAACACAACTGCTGCATCACACAGCGATGGCGCTACGATTACTGATACATCAGACTTTGTAGCATGGGGTGAAGCTGCATCAGGAGACTTAATTATTGAGCCTGGTATGTGGTCATTAGATAATTTTGGTGATAAAGCTATTTGTCTAATATCTAACAATGCTTGTTTTGAATGGGACTCTTCATTATCAAATGCAACGACTACAAGAGCAACTATCATATCAGGTGCACCAACAGCGTCACGTCACATGGTTGTATCAACACCGGATCGTCACTTGGTATTTTTTGGAACAGAGACAACTATTGGAGATAACACAACACAAGACGAAATGTTTATTAGATTCTCAGATCAAGAAGATATAAACACATACACACCCACAGCAACTAATACAGCTGGCACACAAAGACTGGCTGATGGATCAAAGATTATAGGAGCAATACGTGGTAGAGATGCAATATATGTTTGGACTGACACGGCATTGTTCACTCAACGTTTTGTAGGTCAACCGTTTACGTTTGCGTTTGCACAAGTTGGAACTAACTGTGGATTGGTTGGAAAAAATGCATGTGTAGAAGTTGATGGTGCTGCGTATTGGATGTCAGAAAATGGATTTTTTAGATACGCTGGTAAATTAGAATCACTACCATGTTTGGTAGAAGATTTTGTTTATGATGATATTAATTTAGAATCTGGTAACCAAATGGTGTCTGCTGGATTAAATAATCTTTTTGGTGAAGTTATATGGTTTTATCCAACCTCTTCATCTTCCGTTGTAAACAGAATGGTTGCATATAATTATTTTGATTCATCACCACAAAGACCTGTGTGGACTAATGGAACATTGTCCAGAACCGTTTGGAAAGATTCTGCTGTCTTTGGTAAACCTCATGCAGCAGAGTATGATGCAGACACTGATACATCTTTTGATGTTGTAGGAAACACAGAGGGTATAACAACATACTATCAACACGAAACAAGCACAGATCAAAATAAAAATGGAACTATAACTGCAATTACAGCTAACATATCTTCTGGAGATTTTGATATTACACAACAAAGAGCATCGCAAGGACAATTAACAGGTGTTGCATCTTTTAGAGGAGATGGTGAATATTTAATGAAGATAAGAAGATTTATACCTGACTTTATATCTCAAACTGGTAATGCACAAGTTACGTTACAATTAAGAAATTTTCCAAACGATAGTCAAGCAAGTTCATCACTTGGACCATTTACCGTAACATCTTCTACAAAAAAAGTAGATACACGTGCAAGAGCTAGAGCTGTTGCATTAAAAATAGAAAATACAACGACTAGTCAAACTTGGAAGTTAGGAACTTTTAGATTAGATGTACAACCAGATGGACGTAGATAATGGCAAAGATAGTGCAAGTATTAACAAGAGCTAGTAAAGAGTATGATGTTACCGTTGCAGAATCTCAAGTTAGAGATTTAGACGCCATCGTAGAAAAACTAAACACAACATATCAACAAGATTTAAAGGACGAAGTTGAAGCATTTAACTTCTTTATAAATTAATGGCTAATAGTTTTATAAATAAAAAAGTAGATTTAACGACAACAGATTTAACTACACTATATACAGTACCTAGTTTTAAATCTGCTGTTATAAAATCATTAATAGTATCCGAGGACGCTGGATCAGGAAGCACAATAACTATAACTTTAGTTAATGCTAGTAGCGCAATATTTAATTTATTTAAAGATAAAGCTATTGCATCTAAAGCAACAACAGAACTTTTGAGTCAACCTCTTATAATGGAAGAAGGTGAAGCATTAAAAGTACAAGCTGCTGACGCGAATGAGCTGCACGTCATAGCTTCAATATTAGAAATACAGCCACGAGAGGTAACAACATAATGATTGAAATACAACCAGACAAAATCATAGAAAAAATAACTAATAAAAAAACAGGTGAAGAATACAAAAATGACAAAGAATGGAAAGACAAAGGAGTATTGCCAGAGGACATAAGAAAAGATGTGACTGTTTTAATGCCCAGTCTTGATTTATTTGGAAAAACACAATAAGATAGATAGATGGCCATAACAAGAGCACAAATAGCAAAACAATTACTAGCACAAGGAGGACGTATAGGACTTCAACGAGGTGGTAGGAGAGGTGACACTGGACAAGCTAGTCAAAGTGAAAGTCGTAGTTTTGGCGGTAGAGATGAAAGACCAGATATGTTGGGTGTAAGTCGTGCTGTTGAACAAAAAATTCCAGGTATGACAGGTCCAGCAATTGATTTTATAGACGCTCCAGTTAACCTTCCACTTCGTCAAAGAAATCCTAGAAAACTTGGTTTATTTAATCCTTTTATTAATAAAAATTTTAAAGTTCCTTCTTTAATAACAAAAGGTATGCAAAAATTTGCTGGTCTTTTTCCTAACGCACCAGATTTTAGGCAACCAGTTGATGATCCAGGAAGTGGTGATAGCATGCAAAGATTATTATATGCACAAATGATGGCACAAGGACCACGAACCATGGACAATGTGCTAGAAGAAGATGATGAAGAAGAAAAAAAATTAGAAGGTTTAAGATTAGCGTTCAAAGCCAATGGCGGTAGAATAGGTTACAAAGAAGGAACTAAAGACAAAAAAGGTATTATGATGGCTTCAGCAGTAGGAGATGAATCTGATGACATTGCTATGGAATTATATGGTAAACCTGTTAAAGATTTAAACCCAGCAGAATTAGAAGATTTTAGAGAATATTTAGATAACTTAAGAACTAAGTTTATGGCTCAAGGCGGAAGAATTGGGTATAGAAATGGAAATGATGTAGATCCAGATGATCCATTACATGAAGTAGAACCTTTAATTATTCCTGATGATGCAGACATAAGTCCTGATGATTTTGGGGGTAGAAAAGAAAAACCATCTGGTATTATGATGGCTTCAGGGAAAGGTGCGCAATACTATGCTGATTTGTATATGAAATATGCTCAAGACATGATAAACGATGGTATTACACCTATGAGTATTGAAGATTTTGTAAAAATAATAAAAGAAGCGGAAAGAACAAAAGAAGCTCAAGGCGGTAGAATTGGAGATAAAATAAGACAAGCATATGGACTTGGTAGCATTGTTAAAAAAGCAGTTGGCGCTGTTAAAAAAGTTGCAAAGTCACCGATAGGTAAAGCTGCGTTGTTGTATTTTGCTCCTGCATTAATTCCTGGAGGAGCTTCTACTTTAGGTGGAGTGTTTCAAAATATGGGTGGTCTTGGTGGTTTAAAAACAAAATTTTTAGGAAGTGCTGGAAAATTTATAACACAAGCAAAAGGAACACCTTTAGAAAGAAGAATATTATCAGGTGCATCTGAGGGTATATTAGGTAAATTAGGTTTAACATCTGGTTTTGGAGGTGGTTTAACAACTAGTGGTATAGGCACAGCAATCACAGCAGCATCATTATTACCATTATTAGGTATTGGTACAGGTGATGAATCTGAAGAAGAAGCACAAGCAATATTACAGGGACAAGGTCTTGATATAGATGCAATTAGAGCTAACCCTAATCAATATCTTGCAAGAGCATTTAGAGCAGAAGGTGGTTCTATGGATGAGCCAGTTGCAAAGAAAACTATGCCATTATTAGACATGGGTGGGCAAGAAATGGATTTAAGAGCTGAAGGTGGGTTTGTACCAATAGGTAGAATGGAAAAAGCAGACGATGTGCCTGCAAGATTGTCAAAGAATGAATTCGTATTTACGGCTGATGCGGTTAGAAATGCAGGTGACGGAAATGTAGACAAAGGCGCAGAAGTTATGTATAACATGATGAAGAACCTCGAAGCCGGAGGTGACGTATCTAAAGAATCGCAAGGCTTAGAAGGCGCTAGACGTATGTTTCAAACATCACAAAGATTAGAGGAAGTATTATAATGGCTGTTCAAACTGTACAAAATTTACCTGCACAATTTATACAAGATATAGGAAAAGATCTTGCAACACAAATTACAGCTCAAAGTGCTGTACCAGTTGTATCAACAGGTCTTGCAGGTATATCACAACAACCAGGTGAATCTGCTGCAGATTTTGCAGCAAGACAAAGCGCTGCTCAACAGTTTACAACAAGACAACAAAGTTTAGCAGGACTTGCACCAACGGTTGCAGGTCAAGATGCATTACAAACAGCAGCACAAAGAATAGCTGAACAACAAGCAGGTGTGGGAACG